ATATATTAAATGGTTGCCGAATTAAGTCAATGTTTTAATTCAAATAATAAAGCATGTAATGATGATGTAGATAATGGTGTAGTAAACAATAATTCATTAGTAATACCAGATATTTCTGAAGTGAATAATAGAAATACGGCGAATAGTAATGTTCCAACTAATAATATACCTACTGGTCCGAATATTATGGATGAACAATTTAAAGAATTAAAAGAATATACTAAACATTTAGAAAAAGAAGTTGAGGAATATAAAAAATATATAGAAGAAAGATTTAAAGATATTGATAACCAACAATATCATGTAGTTGAGGGTTTCGATAATAATAGTAATTCTAAAGATATGAATGACATTATTGTATATTTAATGACATGTATTTTTGTATTATTATTAGTAGATTATATCTTTAAAATGGGTAAAAATTCATATTAACTAAATTTATTATTAATATTTGATAAGATATTATCATTATATAATAAATTACCAGTAGGATTATAATCGTCTATTTTTTTAAATATATTATTATTATTATTATTAATTACTTTTTTAACAGATCTTTTATTGTTTTTCTTTCTTTCCCAAGAAATAAATAATAAATTAGGATGCATATATAAGACATCAAACTTATCTCTTTTCAATGAATCTATAATATATTTACGTAGATCTTCAACTTTATAAAGTGGTTTACCTATAAGAAACTCAGGAATTTGATGAGTACAAAAGAATGTTTTATTTTTAGATTGATATTTAATTTTATTATGGATTTGAACAAGTATATCGTCAAACATTTTTAATCTATTTAAAACTTTTTGATCCATTTCTTCAAATAGAGAGTTTATGTTTAAAGAACTCATAATATATAATTAATAAAATAATATGAAAATTAATACACTTATTTTATCAGGTGGATCAACTAAAGGTATATCTTTTATAGGTTGTATTAAATATTTAATTGAAAAGAATTATATTAATAAAGATTTTAAAAATATAAAAAAAATAATATGTGTATCAGCAAGTTTTATATTTGTATTAACATTAATAATATTAAATTATGATTTAAAATCTATAGAAGAAATAACATATAATTATAATTTTGAAGATTTTTTAGATATAAATGATATATCATTAAAAAACTTAGTGGATAATTATGGATTTATTAATTATAATAGATTTCACATACATGTAAAAGATTTATTAAAAGATAAATATAATGTTGATAAAATGTCATTACTTAAATTATTTAAATTAACTAATATACATATAATAGTAAAAACTATAAATGTATCAAAACAAACAGTAGAATATATAGATCATATAAATAATCCTAAAATAAATATATTAAAATTAATTCAAATGACAACAGCTATCCCTATATTAATAAAACCAATAAAATATAAAGGAGATTTATATTGTGATGGAGGATTATGTGGGAATTGTCCGAATGAAATAAATGATTCAGATGACTATATATGTATAGATATTTATGCGAATAAATTTGGACTTAAAATTAATAATATATTTGATTATTTACAATCATCATTCCGTATGTATGATCCAAATATATTAACAAGAAAATATGATATTAAAAATATAAAAATAGATTTATCAGAATTAAATTTAAATACAAGTAGTTTTAATATAAGTAATGAAATAAAAAAAGATATTTTAAGGTTAGGATATGAACAAACAGTAGAACATTTTACTCATTATCTTCATCATCCACTTGACAGAAATTAAACTTGGGACATCTTTTAGTGCCATTAGGTGCTTTATCTTTTAAAAGTTTACCGAAAACAGGTGGACCGACCTCAGTTTTCTCTTGAGCTTTAGATAGGGCATTAAATACATCTTTTTTAACAATCTTTTTATAATCATATCCAACATCATCACACCATGTTTTAAGATTATCCATTAAATCATCTAATGAAGTTACATTATCAGATTCAGATAAATCTTCTGAAATCCATTTTTGAATAGTATCACTTTCAGTAATATATACTGATGTTGCTGCTGTTACAGATTCAGGTGATTTAGTTCCTTCTTTATCATATAGAGTATAATAATCTAATAGTTTAATCATGAATAGAATATTCCATTGTTTTAGTTTTTCTCCTAATTGTAAATCGGCCATATATTGATGTGGATTATGTGTAGAAGGTCTAGGATTACTTATAAATTTAGAGATAAAATCTACAACTTCGATTCTTCTTGCCACACCACCATCATTACCTGCAAGTTTAGGTAGATCATTACACATTAACATTAATTTAAATTGAGGTTTAAATTCTGTAGTATTTTTAAATAATCCTCTACTAGTCATAGTATCACCACCAGTAATTTGTTTAAGTTTACCAACATATATTTGATCATCTTTTTCAGGTTCAGACATAGATACAAATCTAGCATATCTAATTGCTTCTAATTCTGGTGAAGCACCAGCGGAACTACCTCTTTTTGTAGTTAAATAAGAAACATCCATAGTTTTACTATAATCACCTAATGTATAATTAATTAAATCAGTAATTTTAGATTTACCATTACTACCAGAACCAGTCCAGAAATAAAATTTTTCTTCTCTAATTTCACCACTTAAACAACTAGATAAGAATCGTAAAGTATAATCTCTAACATCATCTTTAGGAAGAACTTTTTTAATAAAATCTTCTAATTCATCATTTAATTCTTGATATCCATTGATAAGAACAATATTTTCCTTAATTTCCCTAATATTAATAGGTAAATCTTCTTTAGCCACAGGTAGAGAATAACCAACTGATAAACTAACATAATCATCTGGACGACCTTGTCTAAATATTCTTTCAGTAAGTAGGTTACTTTCATGATCTAAATATTCAGATTTCAAATCAACTACACCATTATCAAATCCAATTAAATTTTTCTTACTATTAAGTTTATCCATAAATTCACTATCATAAAATTTTTCTTTACATTCTTTCATGATTTTATCTTTATAGCAACCATCTTTTAATCTAAGTATAACTTTTAGAGCATTACTATGATACATATCTAATACATCAGACATTTGTTCATCATCACAAGTATCTTTTTTCTTTATATAATAATTACTATAATGTTGATATAAATCTATAATATCTTCTGATAATTTTTTTCTTAAAATATGTCCTTGTTCTGTTTCTTTCCATCTACCGGTATTATCACTGAAATAAAACCATGAATTTTCTTTTAAACTACTACATACAAATAGGTCTTTATAATAATTGAAAACTACATTGGCTACATCAGTATGGGATCCAAATGATTTTTCACCTTTTAAACTTTTAGATACTTTATCTTTTAGTGAATCTTTTTGAATACGATCATATTCACTAGGATTATCTTGTTTAGCCCAAAATACTAATGTTCCCATAGTATATTGTTGATTACTAGTATTATTCATATATTCCCATTGTTTTTCACATTCATCTTGATTTATAAACTTATAACTTTTCTTACTGAATACAACCCATGATTTAAATAAATGATTGGGTGCTATACTGTGTAGGCAATAACCTACATCAATCCATGTTTTACAATCATCTGCTCTTTCTTTAGAGAGAATACCTGATAATTTCTTGGCATAATCTAGTTCGTCTTTCTTGATTTTAACATAATTTTCCATATTTTCTATGTTATCAAGATTTATACTATTATTCAAATTTACATTATTAATAATAGGTTTCTTTTTAAGTATTTCAGGACCAATATATTCAACATTAATATCTTTATGTAATTGAACACTATTTTTATTTATAATTTTTTTTGGATTATTTAAATATATATTTATAGGGAGTTTAGATACATTTTTATCATTAATTTTAAAGATATGAGTTAATTCATATGTTATTTCATTTGGTTTACCATTACCATATACATACCAATTACCAGGATTATATATATGTGTATCAAAAATGTCTTTTAATTGATTAGAAGGTAAACCTATACAAGTATCTTGAAATATTTTATTAACATTGTCAGCATCATTAATAATACTTTCAATTAATTTAATATAGGTTTTCTTCTCAGAAATAATATTAGGGAAAAGAATATGTATTCCATCTTTTTTCTTATATGGGGGTTTATCCTTACAAGGTAAAATATGGGCTTTCTCCATAATCCATATATGAGATTGATTATCTGAATTTAGATTATATAGTGATTTAATCTTATTAAATATATATATAGATAGTTGTTCTAATGTAGCAGGAGTATATTGTCTATGTTCAATATCATCTAAATATTTAAAATCTAAATCTATAATTAAAGGACAAATATCTCCTACTCTTTCTAAAATATGAAGACTACCGCCTTTAGATTTAATATCATCAATAAGATCATATAGTTTAGGGATATCTTGATGATTGACATTATATGAACCTCTCAAGGACGATTCACCATGATAGATAGCATGTGTCATTGGTCCATTTTTTCCTTCACGTCTTTTATCTTTCAGAAAATCTACTAACTCTACAAACATATTTTAATATAAATATCCTAATATATTTAATTATCAAATTTATTTTTATATATATTTTTTCAATTATTATTTATTTTATTTTAATCATAATTTATAGTTTCAAATTTATTTATTATTTAAATATAATAAGATAAATATATTATATTAAAAATATGAGTAAATCGATAAAAAGAATTATTAATAAAGATTTAAAATCTATAGAACATAATAATTTAAATGAACAAGGAATATATATAGAATTTAATGAAGAAAATATGTTACAAGCTAAAGCAATGATTATAGGTCCTAAAGGAAGTCTATATGAAGGAGGATATTTTTTTTATTATATTAATTTTCCAAAGAATTATCCATATTCTCCACCTGATGTAGCATATGTATCTAGAAATAATGTCAGAATACATCCTAATATGTATGTGAAAGGACATAAATCAGGATATGGTAAAGTATGTTTATCTATATTAGGGACATGGAGTGGTCCTAAATGGACAACTATTATGGATATATCTACTGTATTATTATCATTACAATCATTATTAGACAGTGATCCTTTATTAAATGAACCAGGATTTAATAAAAAAAATAAACATCAAGCAGAAATTATTAAAAATTATAATGATGTTATATTTTTTGAAAATATTAATACATTATTAATTAAAAATTATTTAGATCCTCATCCAGATTTTTTAATGTTTAAAGATATTATTAATAAAAGTTTTAATGATAATTATCAAGATATTTATAATAATATTTTAAAATATAAAGATATAAAAAAAAGAATAATTATTATACCTATATATTGTATTAAATATTCTATAGATTTTGATGAATTGATGGCATTATTTTGTAAATTATTGGAAAAATTAAATTTGAAAATACTTAATAATTAATTTATAATAATATTTATATATAATGGAAAATAAGTTTTGTGATAATTGCAATAATTCTATGTATATATATCTAAATAAAGATACTAATAAATTATATTTATTCTGTAAAGCCTGTGAAAATAAAGTAGAATATAATCAAGATATAATATATGAGAATGATTTTAATATGGATTTAAGTGATAGTATAAATAATAATAAATTTATAAATTATGATTTAACATTACCACATATTCAAAGTCAAAATATCAAATGTCCCAATAATCAATGTGAATCTATTGTTAAAAATTTAAAGTCTGATATCATATATATTAAATATGATAAAGATAATATGAAATATATATATAGTTGTAATTATTGTTCACAAAAATGGACAAATAATTAATTATAAATTTGATATTTAAATATTTTTTTATTATTTATAAAATATAAATGGACGAAGAAGATATTATAGATGATCCATTAGTTATTGAAGAACCTGAACATGATTTACAAAATAGTTCAGATTCAGACGATGAACCAATAGATATTAATGAGGAAATTATAGATGATATAGAAGATATTAATGTATTTACTAAAAATTATAGTAAATTATTAAAAGAAAATAAATCAACAAATGTTTTAAGTAAATATGAGAAAACAAAAATATTATCAAAAAGATGTGAACAATTAGAATCCGGATGTTTACCTTTAATTAAAGATTATGAAAATTTTGATAATATTTATGATATTGCTTTGGAAGAATTAAATGAGAAAAAAATACCATTTATTTTAAAAAGATTTATAAATGGAAAATATGAATATTGGAAATTAGAAGATTTAATTTATTAATTTATTTCAAAAAAATATATATATTATATTATAAATGAAATTAGATAATTTAATGAAAGGTGTTAATAAAAATTATTTATTACTTTTTTTGATAGTATTAGTCGGATTTGTATTGATCGATTGTAATACTAAAATGTTTAGTAATTTAATGGAAGGGAATACATGTGTTAAAACCAGTTCCACAGAACAATTTACTAATAATAATAATAATAATAAAAGTGTGAATAATAATAATAATAAGGTTGTTAATAATAATAAGGTTGTTAATAATAATAATAAGGTAGCTAATACTAATAATAGTAATAGTTGTGGTACAGCATGTGATAAAAAAGATCCGACTGATTGTGCTAAAAGTAGTTGTAATTCTGGATCAGTTAAATCAGTAAGTAATGATACACCTGCTAAGAAACCTGTTGTTCAGGGATATGTAGAAGATGAAAAATTATATGTTAGTGCTACGGGTCCATTAGGTAGAGAGATCCCTAAAACAGCACAAGGCGATTACACAACTCTTAAAAGTTTCGGATTAACTAATCTTAAAGATGTTGTTAATTATATCCCGGGTGGTGGACCAAGTCAATTCGTAAAAGGAGTTAGAAATAATAATAATTCGGCAGGTAGAGTAAAATCTGTTAATAATAATTCGGTTAATAAGAATGCTGCTAGTGTTCCTACACCCGCCGTTAAGGACTCTGCCACGAGTGTTCCTGCTCCAGTAGTTAAGAATGCTCCTTCTAAAGATGGTGGAAGTTGTAAACCTATTGTATATGGTGCTGATTGGTGTGGATGGACTAAAAAGCAGAAGAAATATATGGCAGATAATAATATAGATCATACATATATTGATTGCTCTAAAGATAAAGGTGTTTGTCCCCCAGAAGTAAAAGGATACCCTGCTATTAAACATTGTGACGGAACTTTAAAACCTGGTTTTCAAAAACTTTAATATAATTTATTAACACTTACTTTATTTTTATATCCCCCACCACCTTGATATTCATTATCTTCATTAGATTGTCTTAAGTTCTTTTCAGAATATTCCCAGAAACTAGGTGCTCCAATCTTAAAATCATCATGAGGTTCTGCTTTATACCAAAATACTTGATCAGTTAATTTATTTGATTTAGCATTATTATTTATTACTAAACATTCATAGTTCTCTGTACATTGATCCATTATTTGACAAAACATCTCAAATGATGGAAACATACCAGCATAATGATCATATAATCTTTTTCTATTACTTACATAATTTTCTCTCAGAATAAATACATAATCAATATTTGTTCTTAAATTAGGTGGAATACCTAAAGCAAATTGCATTGTCAATAAAAATAATATTTTATAGTGACGCCCATTCATAAATACTGATCTCATAAATTTATCTTTAGCCCAAGAATTATCATATAAACAATCATCTAATATTAAAAATACTCTAGGATCAATACCAGTATCCCCTTCATTTATTCTTGTAATTAATGTTTGTTGTCTCTTAATCATATTTTGAACAATTTGTGTATCAAACTCACCATGAATAAATAATTTAGGTATTATTTTACTATAGAATTGATTTGCTCCTTCAGTTCCTGAAATAACTTGACCTACTGGGATATTTTTATGATGATATAATATATCTTTACATAAAAATGATTTACCTGTATCTCTTTTACCTATAAGAACAACTACTTTATCATCCTTGATCTCACTCATATCAAATTTTCTTAATTGTATTTCCATATATAATATTAACATAATTTTTTTAAACTATAAAAACATATATATCATTTAAAAATAAAAAGATATTTATAATAAAAAGAATGTTTGAAAATTTAACTCAAGAGCAATTTGAACAAATTATAGATATCATTATTGTATATAAACAAGCAAATCCTAAAAAAGATATTTATTTAAATGAAAAATGTGCTAAAGAAGCAATCAATTTCATGAATACTACAGGTAAACAATTCGCTTCTCAATTAGGTTTAAACAATTCTAATGATGAAGATTAAGTTTAAATAATGAAATAATTATTTATATTTTTTATAACTATGTGCGACTTATATATTAATAAATATATTTGGGATAAAAAATTAGTAAATAAATTTTATAAATCTTGTAAAGAATTATTTAATTTAGAATGTATTCAGTTTTATAATCCAATTTATTCATTATATTTTCATTTATTTAATACTAAAAAATCACATAAATGTATAGACATTAAAAGAAGATTTTATATTCATAGATTAATAGATATTATTAAATATAAATATTATCATTCTAATTGTTTATTAAATGCTACTATATATGATTCGAAAGATAATAAATTAATTGATAAAGAAATATTCTGTAAAATAATTCCTATATTAGAACCATTATATTTTATTAAAAATAACTATAATAATTTAATCTATAGAAATCCATTATTACCTTCAAATTATAATGCAAATACTTTTGAAAAAATTAATAATATGAATAATACAGCATATATTGATACTTTTTTCTCATATATATGTTCTGAGATTACAGAAAATAATATATTACCTAATTTTCCATTATTTTATGGATCTATAAATAGTATTATGAAAAGATATAATTATGATATATCTGAGGATTATCATGATTTTAAAGAAGAAGCGTGGTTTCATAAGAATTTAGGGGAACAATTTAAAATGGATATTTATATGGATGATTCAGATGATTCGGATGATTCGGATGATGATCCATATGATAATAGTGATTATATATCTGTTATTAAAAATATACCATGTCAAATGTTTTTTATAGAAAAATTAGATGGATTATTATCTGAAATATTAAATGAACAATTTAATGATAAATTAATATTATCTTGTTTATTTCAAGTATCATATGCATTATCATATTTACAAAAATATTTTAATTTTACACATAATGATCTCCATATAGATAATATAATGTATCAAAAAACTGATAAAACTTATATATATTATAAATTTAATAATATTTATTATAAAGTTCCTACTTATGGTTATATATTTAAAATAATTGATTTTGGTAGAGCTATATTCACATTTAAAAATAAATTATTTTTTAGTGATTGTTTTTCTAAATATGGTGAAGCAGACGGACAATATAAATATCCTATAGATACTTTTATATATAATAATAAAAATGAAATATGTGATATTAAACCTAATTATAATTTTGATA